AATATGGAATCAATATCCTGAAGATGACATATTTATTTTACACGCCGACATGAGTCCTCATCATGAAGGTTGGTTTGAGGAGGTGCTTGAGTATGTCGAGCGATATCCAGAAGCAGGAATGTTTGGTTGTTTGCTACTGTACCCAGCAAGAAACGAAAGTGGCGAACATTTCATTCAATGTGCAGGAGGAAGATTCACAGATGATCGACCAGATCACTTCGGAAGTGGGCTGGTTCTTGAAAACAGGTCAACGTTTAAGTCAGAGTTGGAAGTTGATACAGGACAATACGATTCCACGCGTGAAGTCGCCTGGACAACTTTTGGAGGTTGCTACATTAGACGGAAGTTTATCGATTCCGTGGGAAACTTTGACCCCTCCTTTGAATGGACTTACAACCGAGATGTTGATTACTGCCTGTCAGGACGAAAAGCCGGTTTCCACATCTATCAGATTCCTGTACGGCTCTACCACCATGAATCGCGAGATAACAAGCGAATAAAAGATAAAAGTAAAGCAGATATGGAAATGAGAAACCTCGCTCGTCTCCAGACGAAATGGGCAAACACTAAATTTTATAAAACGCTGGACAGGGATATAAAAAGTGGATAAAGTGTATATAACAAAAGATGAGCTTTCAAAATCGTTTAACACACAACGTGAAAAAGCAGGTCCATTAGTTCAAATACTAGTTGTATTTGGTTTATGCATATCTATTTTATGGGCAATCCCTTTAATAGTTTTTTGGATCGTCTTTTTTGTGTTTTGTGTTCCGTTTTTTGTATTAGATAAAATGTTATTTAGGAGAAATAAATGAGTAAATTAGATCACGGGTGGGTTAAAGCCTCACTCGAAATGGCAGACAACGAAAGATCAAAACTTTCAGAGCGCGAACGCGAGCTACATGGATTAAGTTCTGTAAGATTAAAATGTTTAATCAATAACCTTTGTGCTGCAGAAAAATGTAACTATTTAGAAATTGGCGCATACAAAGGAGCTACTCTAATCTCAGCAGCGAGAGGTAATGACGTAAAAGTAGTAGGTGTAGATAATTTTAAGTACGACGATAGAGAAGCAAATAAGTGGGCTCCTGAAGGTTATATTTGGGATAATATGAAGTCTCAATTAGAAGCAAATATCAATAAATATAGACTGCAACCTGACGTTGTGAATGGTGCTGACATTTCAATCATTGAAGGAGACTTCAAAGAAGTTGAGCTGCCTAAAAATAAGTTTAATGTATGTTTCTTTGATTTATCGCCTGTTACAGCTGATGACTATGATGCCTTTTTTGAAAAAATCTTACCGTCACTTGCTCAAAGTTCTGTAGTTGTATTTAGTCAACAGTCAAACAATGATCATGCAGAAAATCTTAACGAGGCTATGAAAAAACACGAATCCAAATTCAACTCACAGTACTCAGAAAAAAGAATATCTGGATCTAATGCTGATGCTACCAAGTACTATAGTGGTATTAGAATTTTTGGGTTGGTAAAAAAGGCAGCAGCTATTAAACCAACACCTAAACCTACAGCAAACACACAGGTAAAAAATGGCTAAGAAAAAGTCTGCAATTGGTTTAATCTCATATGATGCTAACCGCTTCTTAGCACAATCAATCAAAAGATACTATAACTATGTTGATGAGATTGTGCTAGGAATTGACAAGGATCGTATTACTTGGAGTGGAAATCCTTTTTCAATTGATGAAGATAGCCTTTGGAATGAGCTATCCGTTATTGATGGAGAAGGCAAAATTTCTATCATTGAAGAAGACTTTCATCAATCAAAAGTAGCGATTGAAAACGATAACTATGAGCGTAATTTTCTTAAAGAGCAATGCTCTCATGATTGGATCTTCTCTTTTGACGCAGATGAAATGCTTATTAACGCTAAAGACTTTTTCTTGAATTTCTGTCCCTTAGTTGAGAGATATTATAACAAGATGGATTTGTGTATGACGTGGGCAACTCCTTATAAAGTAGTTACAGATGAAGAAGGTAATTCACAAACACTAGTAATCTCTAATCTAGATGATAGCCCGTTCTTTGGGGAAAATCAAGGAGTTGTAACTTCAAAAGATAGTACGTTTACCTACGCTAGATGGACTGATAAATCAGGAGCGGGAGGAAATAGATTAATGTCTCCTCTAGTAGCTCTTCATTGGAGTCTTTGTAGACCTGACAAAGAATTACATGAAAAAATCAATAATATTGGACATTCTGATCTAGTTGAAAAAGATCCTTTTTATCAAATTTGGTCACAAGTAACTTGGGACAATTATCATGAGCTAGAAAACTTTAAAACTTCTGGTTTAGGAGGCTCACAATGGCCAAGGCTATTTGCTGTACCATCTAATCAAGTTGAAAGCTATATCAGTCAAAATTTAGGGAGAGCATATTAATGATTATTGAGTTTGTTGGAAAGTTTTATGATAATCATTCGTTAACAATCATAAACAGAAATATCGCGCTTCTTCTTGCACAAATGGAAAATATTGATTTATATATTACTCCCCTAGATGACTATAACCCCAGCGCTAACTTAGAAAAAGAAGTTGTAAAACAGCTTAAAAATATGTCAGCTAAACAAATAGACGACAATAGCTACCCAGAAATACAAATTAGACACTCATACCCACCTGTATGGCAATGGCCAACACACGATTATACTAAAGTTGTATATATTCAACCGTGGGAATATCCTAAACTGCCTTTTGAATGGCAACACAAATGGGAGACTTTTGCAGATCACGTAATCGTNCCTTCTAATTATATCAGGGACATTGCAGTTAGAGGTGGATTAAATCCTAATGATATCTCAGTAGTTCCTAATGGNTATAATGCTAAACTGTTTAACAAAGAAGAATCAAAAACACTTCCTTACGGAATTGATCCAAATAAATTTAACTTTGTTTATGTTGGAAACTCACAGTGGAGAAAAAGTTTAGATCTATTAATTAACTCATGGCACAAGTGTTTTAAATCATATGACAATGCTAGATTAATTATTAAAGATAATCCTGCTATCTACGGCAAAAACGGCGTTTTGAATGAAATAGTTAAAATGCAATATAAAACAGAGTGTGCTCCAGTAATATATATTGATGATAACGTTTCCGACGAAACTATGGCAGATATTTTTAAAGCATCTAAAGTAGTAGTACATCCATACAGAGCAGAAGGATTTGGTATGCATATACAAGAAGCTGTTGCTTGTGGTTGTGTTCCTATTTTACCTGATAAAGGTCCTCATCAAGATTTTATTCCTGATGAGATTGGTCTTAGAGTTCATACAAATCCTAAAGCTGTAGATATTACATCAGGGGAAATATTTGCTCAAAAACCAGGCGACGCTTTCACTATGATGAGTTCTCATACCATCGTTAACGAACCTAGTGGACAACATTTGGAAAAAGCTTTACAATGGATCTACCATTCTCACGATAAAAAAACAAAATTTGAACAAGTTAATAATTTAGAACTTATTAACACGTGGGAAAATGTAGCAAAGCAATACGTGGAGGTTCTTACTCATGTCGGAAAACAAGATAAACCCAGACGATTTAGATAGGTGGTTTGATGAATTAGAAGCTAGTTTAGATAAAGAAGAAGTATCTCGATTAGCACAGTCAGTAATTGATAGACACCAACCTAGTTTAGAAGATAAAGTATTAGCTGATTTCCACGGTAATGCTCCAATTATTGAATCAGAGTTTCATGGGGTTTTACCGAAAATTACTAAGAAAGCTCAAATATTTATAAGTCAAAATCTCGAAGAAGGCCAAATGTTTAGATTTGGAGTTTCTGGTGGTGGCTGTTCAGGTTTTAATTATCTTTTTGAACCAACCGATACACGTGATTTTGAAGACGTAGTGTTTTGTGATTCTCCACAATCAATAATAGATCCAGAAAGTCTTAAGTTTTTATATGGATCAACAATTGACTTAGAAGATTCTGGAATGAATAAAATGCTAAAAGTTAACAATCCTGGTGCAAGAGCATCATGCGGGTGTGGAACTAGTTTTGCTTTTGATGAGGATTTATTGGATTTATATGAAAACGTTTAGTTGGATAGTTAACGAAAGTAACTTACCTTGGTTAGAGCTTGATATTGAATTTCCTTATGCAGAAATGTATGAAGAAGCAAAAGCCATTAAACATTTATTTGTTAAACACCGTGATCAAGACGGATCAGGAGGTTATAGGCACAAGGGTTGGCGTAGCTTGTGTATACACGGAATTGATGCTAATAAAACAAACCACTATGAACAATATGGTTATACTTCAAATAAAGAAACTCCTTATAGATGGACAGAAATTGCAGATAAGTGTCCAATTACAACTAAATTTTTCAAAGAGACTTTTCCTTACAAACAGTATTTTAGACTTAGATTTATGTTGTTAGAGCCAAAAGGTTTTATAACACCACATGTTGACACTTTTGATTCTAAGCTGTCTCCTATAAACATGGCTCTTAATCATCCTAAAGGTTGTTTAATGAAGATGACTGGACATAAAGGGTTTGTACCCTTTAAACCAGGAAAAGCAATACTGTTGGATGTTGGTAATGAACACGCATATATAAACAAAAGTGAAGAAGATCGCTATCATATTATTGTACATGGTATTAAAACTAAAGAATATGAAGAACTAGTTGTGAGAAGTTATGAAAAGACTCATGGGTAAAAATAAAAATTATGTAGTAGGTATTTATGATGATACTCGTATGTCCAAAAACTTATCACAAGCCGAAAAAAATAAAGAGATAACGGAATTTTTCACAAGGTTTAAGTATTTTGGACCTATCATTGTTAAAAATAACATTAATGATGTATTAGACGAAGCACTGTCTTATGAAGTTGATTATTGTATAGTACAGTCAGTAGGACACATAATAAAAGATGCTGCGTTTTTCATTTTTATTGAGAAGTGGATTGAAAAACAAGACTTTTTTATTACTGGACATATTATGGATAAAAATAAAAAAAATCTTAATAATCCTAGTGGTAGAGAAGGTTATTATGGATTACATAAACAATGTATGCTTGTTAACTTAAAATATTACGAAAAATTTGATAAACCAGTGTTTGGAGAAAAAAATACTGGAGAAGAGTTTGTTGTAAAAGCTGAAAGACATATTAGGGATATTCACGATGATTATACTCCTTTATCATTAAAACCTACTGAAGATCTTACTATATGTACTCCGCTCGTAGATGGGTGGAACTTTATTAATACAAGCCTAGCTAATGATTTAACCGTTTTCAATTTTCACCCAAAAATTAGAGAACATAAACAGTTTATATACCCAACAACTAGTGCAGCAGAGTTAGAACACCAACTTTCCTGGATCTCTAATATCGCTAATTATGCACAAAATTGCGTTTTCTTTTGGAATACTGAAAACTATTCAGATTTAAAATACGTAAACATAGAAAACCCTATTAAGAAACTTTATGCAGTAGCTGCTAGTTTTAAACCTAATATGATACTCAATCATTATAATTTTACGGATGATTGTGAAGTTGTCTATTATGACTATAGCAAGCCTTCTCTTGCTTTTAAAAAGTTGCTTTTAAAAGAATGGGACGGTGAAGACTACCCAAAATTCTTAGACTATGCACAAAGAAAGTACAGAATAGATGAAACCGGAGGAAATGAAACACAAAATCTGTCTAGAAAGCAATTATGGGAGCGTGAATTGCAATGGTGGGGATCAGAAAAAGCAATTAAAGAACACTGGGATAGGTATAGAACCTTAAAACACTCTTTTGTACATATGGATGTATGTGAAAATCCAGAAAAAGTTACTTCTCTAATCACGCCAGAAGAAGATTCTGTAATCTGGTGGAGTAATGCTTTTCACACAGTAGGTGCACAATATCTTAGAGGAATAAAAGGAGTTAAGACCTGTTATGAAACATGGCTTAGACAAATTGATGAGAAAAACCCATCTATTTGGATTTTAGGCAAAGATTACTTAGATCGTCCGGTTGAGGGCGAAAGAATAAAGGATTATTTATATGCTTATAATAGCGAAAACTAAAATTGAAATAAATAGTTCTTGGTTAACTAAACTGTGTTTTAAGGCTCACGATGATTATGATTTAGCGGGTAATGTTGATGCTGTATCTATAAAAAGTAATGATGGAGGTATTCATAGTTTTTATAGAAACAAACCTATAGAACACCCTGAAGATTTTAAATTTACTAAATACTATAAAATATGTAAACCTTTAATAGATTTTTTTGAGTTTGAAACTACTAGAATTAGAATTCATAAACAAGAACCAGGGCAGATTATACCTATTCATACAGATGATAATAATATAAATGCAAAAACTAATGATGATTTTAGACTAAGAGCAGTTACAGCATTGACTGAGAGTGAAGATTTTATCTACCAGTTTAATCTTGCAGGTAGTATTGAGCAATTTAGCCTTAAAAAGGGCGAGACTGTGTTGTTTGATCCAGATTTAGTAGGACACGGTATGATAAATCAATCAAAAACAAAAACTAGATACTCATTAGTACAGATTTTTAAAGCATATCCAGTTACCCCTTGGTTAAAAGACTTTATTAACGAAGAACAAACGGTAATTTTATGAATATTGACTTTGGCACTGCTTTTCATAAACCCAACGGTAATGCAGTAAAAGTAACAATAAATGAATTTAGAGAAACTTTATATCTTCACATACGCGAATACGCTATGGACGGAGATACAGGACAATGGTATCCGACAAAATCGGGATTTTCTATTCCTGCAGATGAAGTAAGTTCTCTTATCCCCCTATTAGAAGATGCAAGCGATGCAGTAGCGCAAAGATATGTGTGGAATACGCAGCTTGAATTAGAATTGGAGTAGAAATGAGTGTAAAAGCTTGGAACGACGAACAAGAAGCCGAATTAATTAAACTTTATACTGAAGAAGAACAAAAGGACGTACATAAATTAGCAGAGTACTTCTCAAAAGGTTATAGAAGTGTTATAAGTAAATTAGTTCAGTTAAAAATTTACGAAAAACCTGTAACAGAAGAAGATGATAAGTCTCAAACAGTTAAAGTGATGCTTCGTGAATTAGAGGAGATCCTTGAGCTTGAGATTGAAGGTGTTAATCTTAATAAAAAAGAAAACCTAGTCAAGCTTCTTAACGCAATCAAACAAAAGGTTAGTTAATGGCTGCTAAAAAGAAAAACAGACTAAATAAAGTACATATGGTGCCAGAGGGTGAGAGCCGTAATAGTGCCTCATTCCACTTTATCCATCCAAAAACTCTTAGACAAATCAGAGATGGTAAAAAACTTCGTATGCGTAAATACCATCCTGGATTACGTAAACACGTCTGGTTTGTAGAAACCAGGATGCCACCACATTCTAAATAGGTGATCTATGGTTTATGAAAAACATGAAGAGTATATGAAACGCCGTCTTCGTGAAGAAGAAGAGGAGCGTGAAGCGAAGTTTGTTGCAGAATATGAAGAGCGAGCTTTTAAAGATCTAGAAAATAGATTAAAGATAAAAGAAGAACTTCAAGAAATACCTGCTAAGTACCCACAACGTAAAAAAATCTATGAATCTCCCGATGGAGGTAAAACAGTATACGAACGTGAGTTTGGTGGTACAAACCGTATCAAAACAGAAGGACATGTAGCTAATTCTGATGATATCAGTGTTGAATACACACTAGACGGTAATATAGAAATCAAATTAAAAACAGATAACGATGTAGAAGTACCAAAAATTATATTATATAAATATAATGAAGATGCTTTAATCAAAGAATTTAAAGAGTATATTGATGCTACCTATAGTCAACACTACTCTCGTGATAAGTTTCAAGCTACTGAGTTTATTATGGATGGCGGGCATGGGACTGGATTCTGTATTGGAAATGTATTAAAATACGCACAACGTTACGGTAAAAAAGGAACGCGGGATGATGCTCGTAAAGATCTGATGAAAGTGCTACATTACGCGCTGTTGCAACTTTACGTTCACGATAATCACTTATAGAAGTACTAAAATACAACTCTGTTGATAAATAACTCTTCTTACTTGCTTAAAATTCAGATATATTCTTTATATGAATTACAAAGAACTCAAACAACTTATCCAAAAGCATAATCAAGCTTATTATGATAACTCTGCATCGGTTATAACAGATGCAGAGTATGATCAGTTATACGATAAACTTGAGAGCATGGAAAAAGCCCAAGGCTGGCGAGATCATGACTCTCCTACTAAACATGTAGGCGGTGCTGCAGGCAAAGTTACTCATCCATATAAACTATACTCTCTCCGTAAGATATATGAAGGAGAAGAAGAATTAGAATCTTGGATGAATGTCAAACTCCCTAAAATTGATGGTACTAACCTGACTCTTATTTATCGTAGAGGTAAGTTAAAGATGGGATTAACTCGTGGTAACGGTGAACAAGGAGAAGACGTAACACATCTTGCAGAATGGATTAAAAATGTTCCACACCGTATTGACACGCAGTTCGATGAAGTTGTTATTAATGGTGAGTGTGTAACAGACAATGAAGTAGAAAACTTTAGAAATTATGTATCAGGCGCATTAGGCTTAAAATCTGCGCATGATTTTAAAGACAGAAATATTAATTTTATCGCACACGATTGGCTTGGGGTTGATATGGATTACTTGCCTCGTATGAAAGTTTTAACAGGGATGGGCTTCTTTACAGTGCTTGAAGATCGCGCTTGGAATTATCCAAAAGACGGGATAGTGTATCGTTGTAACTCTTATGCTAAATCACAACAGTTAGGGTATACATCTAAGTACCCAAGGTTTGCAGTAGCTCTAAAACAACGTATGACTGAGATAGCAATAACAACCTTGCAAGATGTATTATGGGTAGTAGGTCGTACAGGAACCGTTAACCCAACAGGTGTTGTAGACCCTGTTGTTTTAGATGACGCAACCATATCTCGTGTAACACTTCATAATATAGGCATTATCGAAGAACACAACCTTGGACTAGGCGATACAATTCAAATTGAACGTGCTGGAGGTGTGATACCTAAATTTATTGGAGTAGTACAACACTCTGAGCACGGCATAAAAGTTAATAAATATCATGCTGAACAGACCATTGGTATGCAAACAAAGAGAGATGGTCCTAGACTAATGGTTGCAGATAAGAATAATATAAACACATCAAAAGTTTTAGAGCATTTTATCAAAACTCTTGATGTAAAAGGGCTAGGTCCCGCATCTGTTAAAAAGATGGGGCTTACACATCCAGTAGATCTTTTTGAAGATCAAAACTGGGATAAACTTGGAGCTAATGGCTCTAAGGTCGAAGCTGAGATAGAAAGAACTAAAACTAAACCTTATGATATTGTTCTTGCTTCCCTTGGTATCTCTGGAGTTGGTAGACGAGCGGCTAAACTTATAGTTAGCAAGATTCCAGCTTTTAGAAATCTAAGAGACATTGAAACCACAGAAATAAAAGGTATAGGTCCTTCTACTGTTGAATCAGTTTTATCTTGGCTTGACGAAAACGAAGAGTGGGTAAATACACTACCTCTTCAACTTGAACAGAATGTCACGGTTGAAGATGTTGTAGGAACCCCTGCTCGAAAAGTGTGTATTACAGGTAAGCTGGATATGACACGTGGTGATCTAGGTGATCGCTTAGAAAAGTTCGGATTTAAAGTAACATCAACTGTCACTAAAGATTGTTATGCTCTTATTACTGGCGGTGATACAACATCATCTAAGTATAAGCGTGCTGTTACTCTTGGCGTAACCATCATTGACTATTGGTCAAGCCAAAAAAATGTGTTATCTGGTGATTTTTAATAAAAAGAAAAAGAACCAGGATACCAAAATCCGTAACATTTCAGTTGCTTGTTATAAAGTTTTTCTGTAATATCTCTATATAAAGTCAAGAGAAAAACAAACTCTTGAAAATTCAACAAAACTTAAGTTCGAGGGGAACAAATACATGTCTAAGTTTGAATACACTGATGAAATGGTTACTCGCATGCACGACGTTGCAGGCTCAGGTGTAACTGAAGAAATTATCGAATCACTAATGGGTGAGTTCGATTTTCCACGTCGTTCTGTAACAGCTAAATTGCGTAAGCTTGGTTACGACGTACCTAAAAAGCCAGGTGCAGCTCCTGTCTTTTCTGCTGATGAGACTGATGCTCTTGCATCTTTCTTGGAAGCAAATTCTGGCAATCTGACTGCCGAAGAAATTGCTGACCAGTTTGCTGGTGGTAAGTTCACTGCTCGTCAGATCAATGGTAAAGCTCTTTCTCTGGAAATGACCTCGCATGTCAAGCCAGCTGAAAAGAAGATTACCCCACGTACCTACTCTGAGGAAGAAGAAGCTAAGATCACTTCAATGGTCGAAGGCGGGTCTTACCTTGAAGAAGTTGCAGACGCAATGGGTCGTTCTGTTAACTCTATCCGTGGCAAGTTGCTGTCAATGGGCCTCAAGGCTCCTCAGCGTGATAAAAAAGCTGTTAAGTCTGACCCATACGAGGGTATTGAAGATATGCTCGATCAGACTGTTGAAGAGATCGCAACATCTTTCGACAAAACAGTTCGTGGTGTCAAAACAGTTCTTACCCGTCGTGGTCTGAGCTGTGCAGATTACACACCTAAAGCTGCTGGTGAGTAATCACAACTTAACTTTTAAAATGTTAAGCAGGGATGGTGGTAACACCATCCCTATTTTATTTAGAATGTAGGTAAAAATATATGACTCCCTTTCTTTTAGATGATTTAGAAGATGCTACTCTTGATGCTGTTTTATCTATGGAGCCGCAAGTAAGAGTAGAATATTATCGTAAAATAGCTAGAAAATACTTCCCAGATGTAAGAGAGAACTCTGATGAGTTTGAAGAATTAATTGAGTATTATAATAGTTCTTTTTATGTAGAAAAAATGTATAGAACTAATAAGTTTTTTCAAGAAAAATTCACAATAGTATATACTGACAAAGGTTTTATACGTAACATCATTGCAGATATGTATTATGCTGATGATGATCTCATAACTCATTAAATCATATCTTGCACAGTCCTCCTTAAATTGTTATAATTAGGCATAATTTACAGGAGATATCAATGGCAGAAATTACAGAAGCAAAAATTCGTCAAGCTATCTGGATGCTAAAAGCAAACAAGACTAAAAAGTCTATTTGTGATCATCTTGGTATTGCTTACAATACAAAACGTCTTGATAACATCATCAAAGAATTCCACGAAAAATTAGAACGCGAAGCTGATTTAAAAAAGAAAGCTCGCAATAAGATATTTACTAAAGTTGAAAAACAAGGTATTGCAGACGCCTATCTTGGGGGTGAGACGCAATCTGCATTAGCAAAACAGTTTCACATAACTCCCCAAAGAATCAAAAAAATTCTAATGGATATGAATGTTCCTATCCGTGCTAGAGGCAAGGGTAAGGCTGCACAAGTAGATCATGTTGTGCAAGACTTAGAGGTTAAGTTTGTTCAAGGCGATAAAGTATTTTTAGCAGCTGAAAATGCGTTTGCAGAAGTACGTGAAGTGTACGATGAAGATTGGTTAGACGTTCATGAGAATGGTTTTCAAAAATATATTGAAACCTACCCTTTTAAACCAGGACGTGACGGTATGTCAGGCAAATACTCAGAACCCGCAGAAGGTATTCATTACGAAATTTATTGGATGCTAGAAGGAGAAGTTTTACCTACTCGTAAACTACGATCTTTCTTACATCAACGTGAAAAAGTTAGTAAAGTTATTGAAGAAACAGGTAGAGAATCTTACCTGATTTATAAAACAGATGATTATGGCGGTTATAAAACTGTCACTCGTGATAAACTATTTCCTGTTAAGGTTGGTTAATGGCAATTGATTTACAAAAGCTTACTCTGCGTAGACTCTTAGATACGCAGAGTAATGATCTATACTCTAAACTGCTGAATCAGTACTTTACAGGTATTAATTCAGTGTTGTACGATAAAATTAAATCGTTCTATAAAGCTAACACTCGTCTGCCTTCTACAGACGAGATTCTTGCGTTGAGAAAAGATACGGGATTACAAGAGTATATTGAGAATCAAATTTGTTCTGAAGATAATCAAAACGAACAAATTGCAGACGAGTTTTTAGTAGCACAACTTCAAGACTACTATATTCGAGATGAAACTATTCACTTTATGGATAAACTAGTAGACGACTTAGACGATCTCGAAAAAGTTGAAGTTGTAGATAAGTTTCAAAATCATTTATTACATCTCAACCAAGCTATTCCTCATGATGATGAATTATACGATATTGCAGAGTTAGACTTTTTCCCTTCTGAAGATGATTTTAGAATATATCCATCAGGGCTATCATCAGAGTTTGATGCAGTTAATGGCGGTTTTGCAACACAAGAACTTATCTTACTAGGCGGTAGACGAGGATCTGGTAAGTCTATTATATCGCTGAACTTAGCTATTAATAGATTTTTACAGGGTAATACTGTTGCTTTCTTTACAATTGAGATGCGTTATAAGGAAGTATACGATAGAGTATTAGCAATTGTATCAGGAGTTCCGTTTCTTGATATTTTTAGAAATAAATTAAACGACACACAAAGATTACAGCTTGCAAAAGCAAAATTTGATACATTCTATAAACCTTCAGAGAAGGTTGATGAATTAATGAAGCATTTAGAGTATACAAAAGATTTTAAAAACTTTGAAAAACGTGTGAAGATTGAAAAACCAGAGATGAAAGAGCATCGATTGTTTATGATTGATGATGAATCTCTTACTCTTAATCGTATTGATCATTATTGTAATATGTTTGCGTCAAAATATCCTAACTTTAATATGGGTGTTGTAGATTACATCAATATTGTTAAACACGATAACCAAAAAGACTGGCAAACACAAATTACTATTGCTGATAATCTTAAATCATTATCGCGTAAGTATGATATTACAATGATTTCTCCCTACCAAATTGATGCTTCGGGAGAAGCAAGATTTGCAAAAGGTATTCTAGACTCTGCAGACAGAAGCTTTAACTTCTTTCCTCCACCAGAAACAGAAGAACGTACTCTAGAGAATAAAATAACAATTCATACAACTAAGATGAGAAACGGTAGGCACATGAGTTTTGATGTTCACATGGATTGGTCTTGCGTTAAGATCAATCCTAATATGTCTGAAGTAGTAAGTGAAAAACCTCATGCAGCTGTAAAATTCGGATCAGATAAACAAGAAGGATCAAAAGACTTATGAAAGCAAAACTAACAGCATTTACACAATGGATGGAAACAGGGTACTATAAGAAAAACAGTCAAATTGTATGGGATTTATATTTACAACTCATAAGATATTGGGGTTGCATGTCAAAAGATGAAAAACTATTCATGGATAAAAGTAAAAAAACATTGTTGATAGGTAAATAATGGATTTAGTTGATCTTTTAAACCGTAGGGGAATTGAGTATCGCAAAACTAATAATCCCTCTGAGATTCTTATTAGTTGTACTAGTGGAGAGCATATAGATAAATCTCCAAGTCTTTCATATAACTTAGAAAAAAACATGTTTCATTGTTGGAGCTGTGGTTTCTCTGGTGGGATAACTAAATTTATGCAATCTATAGGGGAGACTATTAGACTTGATGTCGATAGTAAGCAGCCTTTTAAAATAAAGAAACTCAAAGATAAAATTAGAAAACTAGTAGAAATTGATGAGATCCAACTACCAGAAGAACGTCATATCTATAATGGAGAGTTTAAAGGTATAAGTGGAAGTGTTATGAAAGAGTTTCAAGCATTTACAACACAGCACCTTGGACTAAAAGATTATATTTGCATACCTGTGTATCAATTTGGTAAACTTAAATTTATAGAAGGAAGATATGCAGGTATGATTGCAGGAAAACCTAAGTACTATCGTAGACCACAAGGTGCTCCTGTATCTGAAATATTATTTCCTTTAGATAAAGTTAAAAATACTAACTATGTAATTTTAGTAGAAGGTATTTTTGATATGTTAAACATGTGGCAGTTAGGATATAAGAATACTCTATGTATCTTTGGTGCTTCAAACTTTAGTCGTAAGAAATTAGAAATACTTGATCGTATAGGAGTAACCCGAGTTGATATATTAATGGATCCTGATGCCCCTGGCCAAATGGCTGCTACTAAGATTGCAGATCTATTGAATACTCGTGATATTTTCTCACGCAATATTAAACTACCAGTGGGTACAGACCCCGGTGATATAAATCAAAGGCAAGCGGAGGCGTTTTTAAAATGAGTGGAAACCCTAGAAGCGATCTTTTTAATAAAAAACTAGCACCAGAGTTAAATGAAGAATTCCTAGTGCATTCTAAAACTGTTAGTTGTTCTAATGATCATCCAAAAGTTTTTTACAAAATAAAAAATAATGAAGCCGTGTGTGAGTATTGTAGTAGGAGATTTATAT